GCCCAGCATGTCAGATCAATTCAACGACTTTGACTATGATTTTGATTCCCCAGGAGTGCCGTCTTTGTCACACGCGCGCGAAATGGATTACTCGCTTACCACACCTTTATTAACCACCGCACTCGATGTATACTCAAAAGCTCGATTCCCATCAGGAAGATTTCCGGATATCAGGCGAAATTGCAACCTGTCCAACGCAACCAGTTTTTTCAACATCCTCAGAACACATTACCCTCACCATTCTTCTGACGTACTAGTCCCTTGGACGCATGAGGCTACGGTAAAACTAATCCGAGCAGTCTGCAAACATTCTCCTTCCCACGGACATATCGGGGTAATCAATCGCGCTGTAGAACAAGCCACCGAACTTTCACGGAGCATCGTCGCTGGTTTAAATGGCAGAGGAGCAGATCTCCCAATCAATTTTCACTCTCCATCACAACGATCTGTCCAGCTGCTATCATCAGTACGGACCCTTAGGCGCGGGTATGAACAAATAAGAGACGGCATGGAAAGTATCGTCCTAAACTACACAAGCGAAGAAGAACCAGCAGAGATTGTAATTACCAGGAATGGAACCTTAGCAGTCGTAGGGGATCGTAAATACTATGCGCCGAATCAATTCCTCCTTGCAGTTCTAAAAGGCAGCGAAAACTTAGCCAAGACAGCTTTCGGATGTGACATTATGGGAGTCCCAGCTATGGAAGAGAACCTTACGGCTGACTGCTGGATCCAGTTCGCCGAGTGGCAATGGAGTGTAGTCGAAGAATTTGGAAACCTAGCATACCCGTTGACAAAGTTCCAAGAAAGCTACTTTAAATCCCTAGCAATCAATAGGGCGGGTGGAAATCTTCCTATTATTACTCCATCTGACGTTAACATGACAGAAAAGTTTCGGGAGAAAGAGATCGCCCTGGGAGGGACAGGGCTAAGAGTTGACGAATTCGTGGCCCTCGCAAGACGAATAAACACACCTCAGGGCTGCTTGGAGGCTTTTGGAAGTTATCAATTCTCGGGATACCCCATCATAAATCCCCGGGCATGCGGGCAAACAGCACAGAAAGCATCCCTAAGACCAGACACATCAAAAAGTGGGGCCATTATAGAGACTATTGATCTCTTCAAACACACCATCCTACTCAACTTTGTAAAGGTAGAAGGAAGATGGCCAACACTAGTTGTCTCGGAAGAAGGGAGGAATTGTACACTCGCCAGACTCCGTCGAGAAAACATCCTCAATCTATCCGATACTTCCTATCCCCTGACAGACTGGAGATACGTGAAATTCGGGAAGATCTTCGACTACGACTATAGCCTGGATTACCTCAAACTCCTCGACGATAAGGCATGCTTTGAAGGCCTAGGTCTACGACAGGCAAGATATGAAGGACGCCCGCTGGCTAAAAAGCATACCCGTCTCTTAGAAGCAATAGCTGCCGAGGAAACCATTGACACCAGGCAACTAATGCATGAGTACGATACGATGACCCTCCCTGCCGACACCAAGGGGGCTAGAAATGTCCCAAAGGAGTGCGAGCTTAAGGTCAAACCTGAGGTAAATCCAGAGACCGGGGAAATCGAGGCCGGAGGAGCTAGGTTATTTGTCTCCCAGCACTGGAAGTTCAGATTGGCGGCAGGGCTGAACAACCAGAACATCAAGTCGGGGGTCTTCAAATACTTCCCACTAACCTCCATGGCAATGAACCATAGGGAGATATCCAGTTTTCTCTCCCAATCAACCCGCCCCACACCTGGCGGAATCAGGGCCATGGTCGATATCGACTATGAGGCCTGGAACTCTCGGTTCAAGCAAGCGTGGTCTAGGTTATTCGGACAATGCCTAAACGAAATGTACGGCACCCCGGGGAGATATGGAGCAATCCATGACCATTTCAGAGACTTCGAGTTTGCCGTGTCAGCTCCCGACATGGTTGAACCTAACCTCGAAGACCCTACTAGAAGAGCATCCAAAATCCCTTCCCGGACAATGTGGTACGGTGATGGAACCGGGAATGAAGGTATCGCTCAGAGGGAATGGACCGTTATGACCGCAATGATGTTTAGGCGATGCTTACCAAGAGAACATTCGATCCAAATTCTTGGACAGGGTGATAACCAGATAGTTGTTATCACGTTTGTTGGGGTCACAGAAGAACGGGCGGCTGAGCTACTAGCTCAATGTATGCGTGATATTGAAACAGGCAGTGAAGAGCTCAATCACACTTCGAAGCCAACAGAGTTCAACTACGGACTCAAGTGCCTCTTCTATGGAAAGGTCCCAACCATCCAGGGGTACCAGAGGTCGATCCACTCCAAATTCTGTGCCTCCATATCTCCTGCCACCTCCGAAATAACGCCTAGTATCGAGAACCAATTCGGGAGCATAATGTCTGGAGCATTAGGGCTGGCAAGGTCATCGGATCAACCGCTCAAGGCATTCCACTTGGGCTACATCTACTCTGCCTTGCACTCTAGGGACATAGCAGATGGACGGGCAGCAGGCGGTCTTTCACCTACTGATGAGTCAGCCGCCCGGACTGCAGTCAGGAGTTTCTTCGCCGACATGACCACCAACCAAGTCCTCTTTGAGGCAAGCATGCTCTCCACCACAGTAATTGGAGGACTGCCAATCCCTAGCTGGTCAAACGCCATTTGGTCCCACGACGCCGATCCACTAAGTCAACTTATCGGGGAGCTTCGGCTGCTACACGGATCCCGAGCCGCACGAGGCATCTCTGCTTACCTCAACAGAGACAGTACCTATCAAGACGCACCAGATGCCACAACCCTGATCGACAATCCCTTTGGCCTTCCGATCGCCATACCTTCTCTCGCAGCGTCTGTATACACAAGGGCCACAGAAAACCATCTGGCCAACGCTCGAAACAGAGACATCTCAAGTGCGGTTATGGTCTCTCAATCCTCCAGAAGAGAAATGAGGCAAGAACTGGTGTCCCAGAGACCCCTGTACATCTTGATGGCAAGTGATATGGAAGCAATTTCAGCTATCGGGAGGGCTTCCAAAATTGTTGCAAAGTACAAAACAACCGGGACCATAATCGGACAAGTTGCAACTCTCGATACTGTACTAGCATACCGGAATGCTCGAACCAGGCGCACACTGTCGACCCTACTGTGCATCAGGAACATGATCAGGACTGCTGATGTCGCACCACCCGGGTTCCAGTATGAGCTGTCCCACTTAGCAAGTGCTAGACTACGACTGTATTGGAGATTAGGGAGCGGAACAATCAAGGGGTTAGATACCGTATCCCCTCTAGATTATACAATCTCGCATGACTTGGGCGCAGGAGTTCTTGCTATTCGTGCCCCTGGCGTAACATCTGAGCAGGCCGGCCCATACCCACCATATGAGGGCTCCAAGACTCTTGAAAGACGTTCCCAGGAATTGTATACCCTACGGGAAGAACCGGGTCTGGCAGATATCCGAAAAGCCATCCTGTCCATGTCAGCTGGTTCACTCGGGGGCAGATTAAGAGAACTATACCTAGAAATCATAGCATCTAGGACAGACACTCCGGTCGAGTCGATAATGGCTGTAATGCAAACAACGGCCGGTGGAACCCCAGCTCACCGATATGAACCCTTGTTTGGCGGATCTGTCATTGGGCCTGTTGGGTCCTCCGGGATACGCACATGGATTACAGTAAACACCGACAATATCCCCGGACTATCTGGCTCCCCTGACGATTACCCTGTTCCAATGCAAACTCTGATGGCCTATTGCACTTGGATCGCATCCCACACCCCTGGCATGGTCACTAGGCTACACTTCACCCTCGACTCAGTCCCACAATTGATCGACGAGATCAGGGATCTACCGTCTAGATCGCGGGTGATTCTTCCCAGGCCGAGAGGAAACCCACTACTTGCCATCCCAGAGATCACAGTCGTCTCTTCAATTGCCCCAGCTGGAGGCTCCGCAGCGGCTGTCGACCAAGTCCCAAGGGATCCAGCTGGGTCACTGGCAGGCCTACTAGCAACTGAACTAATTTGCTCTCGCACAGGCAACGCGATGGCCGATAGCTCATCATTTGTGCCTCAGCCCGCAGATGTTGGAGCGATGGTAGCTATGTCAGGAGGATCGATATATCACGGGATGGTCATGGGAGTTGTTTCTGCAGCCATCTGGTACATGACCGCGATAGTATCTAGGCAACAATATAGACACCACCTAGAATCATTGGTCGACAACCTCTCTCTAGCCGTCACACGGATGGTAACACCCGTCATGCTCCACCCTCAATTTGACTTAGCCTACTTCTTGCGAGAAGAGCATGTCGGCTTCACTGCTGGCTCATCGGGGACTCGTATTGGACACCAATCCTTAAGTCGAAGCATATCCGCACGAGCTCTTCGATCCCTGGGAGAGCTTCCCCGTCTCCTCACTTGTTTCGAACGCACAAGGTACCCAGAGTTCAACACAAGATTCCCACCTATGTTTGGGCTCAGAATACAATGCCAGAACTTAATCTGGGCCTGGGTACTGTCGTCGCCTGTAGTATTGTTTGGGCAAGCTAAACGATTTATGAGGGAGATCCTGAGATCCTTAGCCAATCTTCCGGGGGAATCGTTTGCAGCCATCCAACTCCCAACTGTGAATGAGATATCCAGGGCATTTTCTGCCATGATGAATGAAGAAGATGTTCCTGCAGAAACATTAGCAATTGGTCTTCTTTGCTCCGGACCGGTGCTGACCACAAATGGAGCCCCCTTCGACATATGGAGAGCTCTTCGCTCTGCACGGCAAGTGCGAGATCACCCAGGAGATGGGATCAGCCCATATCCAGTCCCGCACAGAGGCGATGAAGGAGGGGTCGAATTTGAAATAACCGAGGGAAGGCACACCTACCCAACCCAATATGGGGATCAGAGATCCCGGACCCCATCAGAGTCCTTCCGTGATAGGATTGGGCGAACCATTGGGATGAACACTACAACAGGGCACGTATGGGCAAATGCGCTGAGATTCTTGCAGGGGTCGGTTCTAGTTGTAGGCACTGGGGCAGGGGGAATTCAGACGATGGCAGCCGCAATGGGTCGACGAACCTGGGGACTGGATTTGGCATCTATTATATCTCCTGAATCCAGATCATCTGTCAATATGAGAGTTCCCGAGTCAAGAGGTATTGGAGACATCAATTACTCCTCATACTGCTTCCAAACGAGTGGAGATTGGTTTGAAGTTGGACACAATGCCATCTCATCGCACAGGCCAAACTCAGTTGTCATTGACATAGAGGCCGGGGAAAGAAGATTCGGGTTGGAACTCCTAGACCCTCTTATCAGAGCAGGATTTTCTGGTCATGTCTTGGTTAGGCTCTTAATGACAAGAACAGAACTCGGCTTCATCATTGGATGCCTAAGGTGCTCAAGAGGACTACAACTGGTACGGATAGTCCCTCTTTCACGGTTTTCTGCCGATGATGTCGTGACTCCATGGATCATTCAGGTTCGGACATCTCAGGATGCGGCTAGATCTACCTCGGGACAATACGCCCGCATCACAGCAGTAAATCCTCAGGAACTAGGGGCAGATCCTAGAAGCCCCCTCCTTCAGTTCCACTCTGCCGTGCGGCAGCTATTACAAATGCCCTCTCCTGTAACAAGCCTCACAGCCCTGCAGGCCTGGCTGGAAGATCCGCTCCTAGCTATGGTCGCATCAAGAGCATCTACATCGGGAGGATCGTATTTGCATTACGCCAGGGTTGCAACTTGTCTAAGGATTATGAGAGAGAATCTGGCTCAACCTGGAAACCTATTGGAGCACGTAGATTCGACAGCTTTCACTGTCATAGGAATCTTCAGGATAAGTCATTCTGAACGTACTGTTGTTTACTTGCTTACAAGGGTTATTCCTCGCTTAATTACTGTCCTGATTGCTCATCCTGAACTGATTTAGACCGCTGGCCTGGCCAAGCATAGAATGCTTTTTTCTAAAATACACCCATAACCGTTGTAAAACTTCAAACTGCCATCATCATCCTCTATCTAGAAAAAACTAATTAGGATTTAGTCTTCCGATACTCCATCTAAGACTATGATAACGGTATGACC